TTCTCGACGGCGGTATTTACAACGGTTCGCTGGGCTCTGGTGCCCCGGCAACTACCGCGTTTTTCCTGAACACGGACTACCTGCATTACCGTCCACACTCCGCGCGGAACATGGTGCCGTTGTCACCAAACCGCCGGTATGCAACCAATCAGGATGCCGAAGTGCAGATTATCGCATGGGCTGGTAACCTGACCTGTTCCGGCCGGATGTTCCAAGGCCGTTGGGACGGCGCGGCGTAAACTCCGCAAACAGCTGGGGGGTTTAAACACCCCCCGGTTTTTTTGTACGAGAGGATTTAGTTATGACTCAACCAACTTTTTTTAGCGACGACGTAGCAGTGCTAGCTCGTGAACTCGAAGTCCCAGCCGCTAATTTTGACAACGGTGTGAATTTCGGGGCTTCGTGCGCCCCCGGTATCGGCATCAACATTAATAAAGGTGCTGTAGTTGGCACCCCGGAACAGTTCACACTGCTCGATCAGCGCGGCATTGCGCGGTCTGACGGGCAAATCAGTCAATCTATCGGCGGCTTGCCGTATGTAAACCGCTCTACGGTTCCGTGGCCCGGTAGTGGTGGCACAGCAGGTTTCGAGCCTGAAGGAGCGATACGTTTTGGCAACTTGCCAACACAGGCTGCCAAAGACGCAGACCCGTCAATCGATGGTAAAATTACCCCGGTTGGTAATGCTGCATTGACTGTGCTTTCCACAGGCTGGATAGCTGCAATTTAATTTTTTATAGGTAGGTAACCATGACTTTCCCAACATATATGCTTGTAGATGCCTCTGCGGCCGTGCGGGCAGCCGAGGTGCCTGCCGCTGATTTCGATAGTGGTTTAAACTACGGCGGTTCTAACGCCCCCGGAATCGGCATAAATATAGGGGTGCCTAACCTCGCCGGTACTCCTGAACAGTTTACATTGCTCGATCAAAAAGCCGCCCCGCGCGCTCCGCATCAAGCCAGTCAACATATTGGCGGCAATGGTCTGGGGAGTGGAGTTTCAGGCACGTTGCCTAATGCTGCCGTTCGATTAGCTCTCAACAATGACGACGGTCAAGGCGGTATGGCGGCTTTTGCAGATGTCGGGTTGGTTACATTGGCAAAAGGATGGGAAGCCCCCATAATTCCATAATTACCACACATGCTTAAAAAGCAGGAGATATATACGTGTTACAGACAGCAGATTTTGACGTGGAAAGTTTTGAACAGCGTAAACAGCACGAAGAAGACAAAAAATTACTGGTGAAATTTTTTGTCAAGCCGCGTCCTGACGCGGTGGCCAGCAAAGAAGAAGGCCGCCCGATTTTCAAAGATGTCGAATACATTGACATCAAGATACCCGGCGACCGAACTGGCGGTATTTGTCGCCCGGCCACGCATCAAGACAAGCAGCGTTTCGGGGAGCATTACAAGGCTTTCAAAGAGCGCGTAGCGCCCCCTGTTGAGGGTACACCGCTGATTGAATGGCCGCTGATTACACGTTCTCTGGCTGAAGAACTGGCTTTTCATAACGTCAAAACTGTAGAGCATCTTGTCTCGATGTCTGATAACAACGCCGCAAAATTCATGGGTTTAAACGGCCTGAAAGCAAAAGCCAAAGTATGGCTGGAACAGGCCGCCGACGAAGCAGCTGACTACAAACTGCTTGAACTGAAAGAGCAGTTGGCAGCCAGAGACGCGCAGATTGCCGAAATGACCAAAAAACTCAACCAGTTGATAGCTAATCAGGTCGCGCCCGGTGAGTCTGCATCATTGGGGTCTGCACTGGACGACGCGCCGAAGGAAACGGTCGCGACGCCAGCAGCGCCCAAAAAACAGCGTCGTAGACGCGTGAAGGCAACCGAAAATGTCGCGATTCAAGACGATAAATGATATATGCAACCAAGTAGCGGTTGAAGTAGGGATACCCCGCGCAAGCGATGCTTTTTCTGCTACGGACGTAGCGTTTTCGCAGCTGACAACTCTCGCCAACGCCTGCGGTATCGAGATGCTGCAAAATGCTGCGTGGGAAGGGCTTGTCAGGGAATTCAAGTTTACCACGCAGTCGGGAGACACAGGCGTATACGCCCTGCCTGATGACTTCGGGTACATGATAAATCAGACAGGCTGGGATCAGACCAATAACGTGCCCATGTTGGGGCCTTTGGGCGCTCAACAATGGGCGTATTTGAAAGGGCGTGATCTGGTGTCGCAAACAATTTACGCCAGCTTTCGTGAGTTGGAAAACAAGCTATTTCTGTTTCCCCAGCCGCCCCCTGTCGGCTTAGACATAAGTTTCGAGTACATATCTCGAAATTGGGTGAATGTGAAAGGCCAGCCAGACCAGTACGCAGATTTTTGTGACTCTCCGGCTGATGTAGTGCTGTACTCACCCCATCTGTTTGAACGCCTGCTAAAACTTCGTTTCTTACAAGCCCGTGGATTCGATACAACGGTTGCGCAAAATCAATTCGAAGTGTCTTTTACGTCATGGACTGCCAAAGACAAGGGCGCTCCGGTGCTAAACGCCGGCAGGGGCGGTCGAGGTATGCGCTATCTCGACGGCTACGGTAACACGCCAGACACGCGGTTCGGCCAATAATGCCTGTACGTCGCCCTAAAATGGCGGTGCAGCAGCATAGAACGCAGTCTTATGGTGCGCCAGCCCCCGTGCGCGGCATCTATGCGACAGGCGCGTATTCCGGTGGTTTAGCTTTGGGCACAAGTACAGGTGTCGGGGGTGACAATCAGACCTCTACGGAAATAGAGGCAGCCATCTGGCTGTATAACATGGTGCCCAGCTCTTTTGGGTGCCGTATCAGGTCTGGAAGCCGCGAATTAGCGACTAACATATTGGACGATTCTGGACTAAAAGGCCAGATACGAACAACTATGTTTTTTAACTCGGTTGTGGGCGGCGGTTTAAACGACAGGGTATTTGTGGCCAACGCAAACGGCATTTACGATGTCACCGCAGGGGGCCCCGGCCCGTGGACTCCCGTGCTTGAGTGGCCCAATAAAGGCGGGGACGCCGGGTGGTGTTCGTTTATAAATTACACTAATGTCGCAGGTGACCATTTTTTACTTGTTTGCGACGAAGACAACGGCTATTACATTTACAACGGCACGGGATGGGCCGCAGGTACGTTTACAGGCAACCCCAAACCAGCCGCATCAAGTCTGGTGCATATCTGTGAATGGAACGCGCGTATCTGGTTTGTCGAAAAAAATACCGCGCGCGCATGGTTTCTTGACCCCTTAGCGCTAACGGGTGACATCGCACCGTTTGACGTCGGCAGCCGTTTTAAAGACGGCGGTCATTTAGTCCAAAATTCTACGTGGACGCTGGACGACGGCGCGGGTCTGGATGACAGGCTAGTCCAAGTTTCATCAGGCGGCGACGTTCTGGTGTGGTCTGGCATAGACCCTACTGTGGCTTCTGATCTTACCTTGTTGGGCCGCTGGACTGTCGGCACCGTACCTGAAGGCAGGCGGGTTATGTCTGATTGGGGCGGTGACGTAATGATACTGTCTGTAAACGGTGTTGTTACGCTGTCTGGACTGCTGGGCGGCGTATCAAACATTGGTGAAGGTCGATACCTGTCCCGCAACATAAATGCGTACATGCGAAACGCTATGCAGGACACGTTAGACGATTATGGTTGGTCACTTGAACTGGTGCCAAAAGAAGGTATCGGGGTGCTTACCGTGCCTGTTGGTACGTCGCCCCCGATTCAGTTCGTCATAGAGATAAATACGCAAGCGTGGTGCATGTTTCGCGGTCTGGACATGGTTTGCCAAACGAAAATCGGCGCGCAGTTTGTGTTTGGCACTTCTGACGGTCGCTTGATGGCGTATGAAGGCACACAGGATAATATTTCGCTGGATAACACTATTTCTCAAGCGATAAATTTTAGTATGCTGACCCATTATTCGACTGGTGCTGCGCCCGGACAGTGGAAGCGCGGCATGTTTATACGCCCTTACTGGATTGGCGCTGCAAAACCTGTTTACGAAGTAAAAATGCAGTACGATTTTAACTTAGACGAGTTGCTTAGTCAGGGTGGCGCGCCGGCCTCAAAATTATCGCTCTGGGACGAGGCTATCTGGGATACTTCTGTGTGGGAAGGTACGGCCCAAAGCTATCTTGACACTCAAAGCATAGACGGTATGGGCCGGCATGTCGCTATCGCGTTGCGCGGTGCTGCGGTTAACCAGCTGACTTATGTTGGCGCAGATGTCATGTTTGATGTTGGTGGGTGGCTATGAAACTGGTTGCTTTCGACCCATTTAAACACCTTGATTACGCACGTAAAATGCTGACAGTGCCTATCAGCTGCATGACAAAAGGCATTGTTGCGCTGGACAAAAAAGGCATCCCGCAGGGGATTGTGTTACTCGATAATTGGGCTGAAAATTCAGTCATGGGGCATGTTGCTATCTCACACCCTATGGCAATGCGGCAATTACCGTATGAAGCACTCGACTATGTGTTCAATACGTGCAACAAAGGCATGTTTCTCGGCATAATAGCTGCCGACAATGAGAAATCGTGGAGATTCAATACCCATCTCGGTTTCAAAGAGATTTACCGGATAAAAGACGGCTACGCAAAAGGCGTCGATTACTGTGTTATGCAGTTGTTAAAAGAAGACTGCAAACACATTAGCAAAATCAAAGAGGTTGCGTGATGTACATACCCGACAGAGCCCAGACACGTTTAAATGCCCTACTTTCAGGCGAGCGGTATGTGTGTTCAGGCAAAAGTTCCCCGGACGCCCCGGATTACAAAGGCGCGGCCGAAGCGACAGCCGCTTCAGACAAAGAAATGCTGGACTTGCAGACAAGGGCTAACCGAGTCAACCAAAACACCCCGTGGGGTTCGCAGTCGTGGACAGAAGACAACGGGGAGTGGACGCAAAACACTACGTTGAACCCGGAGTCACAACGCGCGCTCGACGCTCAACTTGGCCTGATAGGCGACCGGTCTGAACTTGGTGGGTCGATGATGAACAGGGCCAAAGACGAGTTTGGCGAAAAAATGGATTGGAGCAAGCTGTCTGACGTGACGGGCGGTGCAGAAGCGCGCCAGAGGGCTGAAGACGCTATTTACGGCAGGGCTTCCAGCCGTCTTGACCCCCAATGGGAACAGCGTACAAGCGAGACAGAGGCTAAATTGGCCGCACAGGGTTTGCGCCCCGGTGACCCGGCCTATGACAAAGCGATGGAAAATCTTGGCCGCGAACGTACTGACGCGTACCAGCAAGCTACATATGGCTCTATCATGGGCGGCGGTCAGGAAGCGTCTCGCCAATATGGTCTGGAATCGACCGAACGCAACCGGCAGATTGCTGAAGAAATGCAGAAACGCGGCTTCAGTTTAAATGAAATCAACGCGTTGATATCTGGCCAGCAAGTCGGAATGCCGAGTATGCCGGGGTACAACGAAGCTGGCCGGGCCGCAGGTGTTGACTATACCGGCGCGGCTCAAAACCAATACGGCGCGGCTCAAGATGCTGCCAGTGCAAAAAATGCCGCTATGCAAGGGCTTATGTCAGGTGCCGGGACTATGGCAATGATGTCTGACCGCCGCTTGAAACGTAACATCAAGCGCATAGGGTCGTTTAAACAGCACCCCTTGTATTTGTTCCAGTACGTCTGGGGCACATGGGCTGTCGGCGTGATGGCTGACGAAGTCAACAAAGATGCGGTAACCAGATTACCGAACGGTTATGATATGGTAGATTTAACGAGGGTAGTGTAATGATGCCAATGGACGCAATGTCTCAACCTGCTTCACAGGGTATGAACCCCCAGCAACAATCGCCTGATTTTGAAGCTGAAATGGCAGGTCTTGCAGGACAGTTACAGAAGCGGATGCCGCCGAATGACTGGATTAAGTTTACTATGGCGATGCAGAACAAAACGCCAGAAGAACGCGCGAACATGATGCAGATGTTAGGCCGTGATTACGGGGTTGCTGCACAAGACGCTCAAGCCGATATGTCCCGTGCTGACGCATTGCGTATGGACACGCCGCAAGGGCGGCACGCAGGCCGTGTTTATCAGGCTGCTAACCCGCTGGAGCATATCGCGTCGACAATGAACAACATGCGGCGCGAGAAAGAGTACCAGACAGGACGCACAGCGCGCGGTGAGGCCCGTGCGGGGGCCGACGAACTGCGCCAAAAAACAATGGCTGACCTTTTGAGGCAGTAAAATGAGCCAGAGCATCGAAGCAATGATGGGGTTATTGCCCCCTGATGACATGATTCAGCAACGCGCGCTGGCAGATCAGCTGCGCGGTAAAGAACAGATGGGCCAGTTTTTCAGCCTGTCGCCCACTTTGTCAGGGTATGGCCAGAACATGCAGGGCAATGCGCTAAAAGCTGCGCAGCAGGCTGGTGACCGCCGCCAGCAGGGGCTTACGCGCACACGTCAAGCCGAGCAAGACCGCATTGCTGAAGAAGAACGCCAGCGTAAATACCAAGGCTTCACGGACATCAAACAATACACCAATCCCGACACGAAAA